GGGTCATTTGCTAACCCTAAAACTATTGTAGGTGCAGGTATTATCGCTGGACTTGGCTTTGGTTTTATAAAACTACTTGAAGGTGTAACTAAATTTACTGAGAACAATAGCGTTCAAGAGCTAGTTAAAGAAGGCGGTACCCTGGCACTCTTAGTAGGAGGCCTTGGTTTAGTAGCCGCTCAAGTAACTAAAGCTTTACTATTACCAGTACTCGCTATTATGGGTGGTTTAACATTAGCAACACTTGGTATTGCATATGCAATTGATTTAGCTGCACCTGGATTATCTAAGTTAACTGACTCACTATCAAATCTAGTTTCATCTGTTGGAAGTAGTGGAACGAGTCTTCTAGATCTTGCATTAGGTCTCGGCGCATTAGGTTTAGCATTACCTGCTTTTGCAGCTGGTACAGCAGTTGCTGCTGGTATCAACGGTTTAATGAATCTGTTTGGTGCAGGTAATCCATTATCTGAAATAACAGATATGCTTGACAGTCTTCCTGATGAGAAGAAAGTTCAAGGATTAGAATCAACTCTCAATAATATATCTCAGCGTCTTAAATTGTTTACCGGTGAACTTAGCGAGATGGATTTTAACGCAGTTCGTGAGGCAGGCGATTCGTTTAGAGACTTTGCAGATAGCTATGATGAGGGTCTTACGAGTCTTGGTGTAAGAGACTCAATGGTTGATAAAGCTGCCGCTACAGCTAAGTCTACAGGTAGTAAAATCTTCCAGGGTCTCAAAGCCATGGCAACTGGTGAAGATATAGCAGCTGATCCTAATGATCCCAGAATAGGAAAAGTTTCACCGAGCACTGCTACACAATTACCTACTGCTGTTCCTTCAGAAATGCTGCCTGTTATAGTTAAAAATGAGAGTCAACCTATACCTGTTGAATTTATGCCTACACCAGACGGAACAGGTATGCTAGCTCAAGGCGCCAACTTCTTTCAAGCAGATCAATATGTAGTACATAACCATTACAATACTACAAACACTTCTACTCAGACTAATACTAACAATAATCAGAGTCAAACTACTGTAGTAACACCGGCAACTATCGCTGGTGGTTAATAAAAAGAGAGGGGACCGAAGCCCCCTCTCACCTGAATCATCCTAAAATTAATTTAGTCTTCTTCAGCTAACTTCTTGAAGAACGAAATATCATCGTCTTCCTCTGCAGGAGTGTGAGAGAGAGGTGGAGAGGATGCTGATGCATTATCACTCCAAGAAGATTCTTCTTCCTCAACGACTTGAGCTTCTGCTGCTGTTGTTTGAGGCGCAGCTTTACCGAGCACACGATCTAACTTTGTTTTAAGTTCATCATATGACTTAAAGCTAGAAGGTTCAACAAACTCCTGAAGCTTGTATTGCTTATTCCATACAGCTTCAAGTTGTTCGTCATCATCGTTCAGAGAGGCAGGCGAGTCAAATTCTGACTTATCATAGTTACGATAACCATCTACTTGACGAATTTTGAGTTTAAAGTCTGCACCTTTCCAGAAATCGAAAGGATTAACTGGGGTTTCATCTTCAAACTCAGGATGCATAAGATCATTAATCTTATCAAAAATCTTTTTACCATATTTGTAAATAAAGATTCTACCTTCGTTGTCAGGGTTGCCTGGATCTTTAACGACATAGATATTTGAGTAATAGTTCAAGCGACGCTTTTGTTTACGTGCTTGTTCTTTACCTGCTTCTGTACCGTTATTCCAGAGCTGAGTATTCAGCTCACTAAGAGGATCTTTCTGTCCTAGAGTAGTAAGCGAGTTCTCAATATACCAACCGCCAGGGCCCTGAAAGCCATGATTAAAAACGCGCACGAAAGGAACTTCCTCGTTAGCAGATGCTGGTAGGAAGCGAATAACCGCATAACCATTACCTGCCTTGTCGACAGTAGGTTTCCAAATGCGATCATCACCTTGCGGTGCATTATTAGTTGGATTAAGTTTGGAAAGTTCTTCTGTAAGGTTCTTAAGTGAACTATCTCCAGAAGTTTTTAGGGATGCAAAACTAGTTGCCATTTGTATTACCTCGTATATTTCGTATTAAAGTATATTTCTTATCCACATTGTTCATAACAACACTTATATTTATAGTATCATTCTGTAAAGAAATCAACTACTATCTGCTTAAATCGTTGTTTATCATAAGAGAAAAACGATTTGTATTTCTGACATTTTAATCTAACTATAGGCCAGATAAATGTCTCATCAATATTGTCGTTAAAATACTTAATAGAGTTAGTAAGCTCCATTAGAATAATAAACGACTCAATATGGATCTCCTCTTGCAAGAGAAGTTGTAGTAAGTTAGGATGATGACCATTAACTACTTTAAAGTTTGAGTCAAAGTTATCATCCAGTTTTTTGAGATCGGTTTTAAAAATATAACCTAACCTCTCACGTTTACCTTTCCATTTAAGGTAAACATCTCTACCAGCTGGGCTAACTAAATCACCAATCCATATCTCGGGGTCCATTAGAATATTAGCCAGCAGATATTCGTGAGCGTCTTTTTGCTTCGACAGTCTTACAAAACTATACTTGTCACCTCTGGTTTCAAATGCTGTATGTGAAGCATTTACTTTACCATTGTACTTGTTATAGTCGTATTGCGGTGTCGTAAAATGACGCTTAAGAGCAAGATAATCTACATATGTTTCATATGGTGTCATATAGGTAGTTTAGAACCTTTTGGTAAAAAGTTCAAGTCTGTTGCATTAACTTCTATCTTTGCTTTTATTACTTGACTTCTTTTAACAAAAGATGCTGCTTGCTCTATGTCAACATTTCTTTCTTCACACCACATTACAACAGCATCGATATAATTGATCTGAGTCTGCGACTCCTTTACAATCTGCTCGATATCTTTACTAAACTCGCTCAAGGTGGTTATTGATTTAATTTCTACACTCATTTTTCATACCCAACAAAATTCGTAAGACAAAATCTGCCCAGCCCGCTAAACGGTGGCTGTGGTTTTATCATCTTTACTTCACTTACTTCATGTCTAAACTGAGATAAGAATATCACCAGCCTGTTATCTTTTAATTCAATCGTTTGTTCTAGATCTGTTAACGTTAGATCTCCCCCTGTAAACGCTTTAGGGTGTCTATATGTCCACCATAGACATGTAAATATATCTCTGTCTTTATGTGGTTCATACTTTGTAGAGTCATCATAATAGCTTAAAAGAGTACCGTCTCTATCGCATTCCTCGAAATGTGCATAAAGAGGTCCACATTCTTTAATACAATCTTTAACTCTTTGGTCAGTAAATATTTTTCTATTTACCTGCAATATATTAGAAATGTTCCTGTCCTGGTAGACACTATCCATCCATATACAACGATTGTTCTTTAATAAACGACCTTCAAATGCAGCTGAACCCGAGTCTTCAGGTTTCATCATCTTACGCTCATAGGTAAGAAAGTCTAGCTCTTGCCAGATCATATTATATTCATCAAAGTCATAGAAGTCATCTATAACAATATAGGGGTATGGTTCTTTAAAAATTTCTGCTATCATTGCGATAAAATATATGTGTGTCTATAGTTACGGTTTTTTTGTATATGTCAGCCCATTTAGGGTGTACATAGTCGGCGTGATAATGTGTTGCACCATCTGTTATATCAGGATATACGCCTCTACGTACCTCAACTGATAACTCTAATATATGCTGAAACTTCTTTTTATTATTAATAGCATCTGATCTACCATCACAGTACCAGCTAAACTGACATCTATCTCTCTTAGGATGATATATCCTTAAGTCGTCTGGGAGCTCTTTGAGCTGCCTAGTTTTCCAGCTTTCATAATGAGGTCCTTCATGAACGACACCACAAACAGTGGAAGGAAAACGAGTATCATTAACACGATTAAGGGTAACATTGCCAACAGCAACCATGCCAGCAGTAGACTCGTTACGAGCTTCATGGTATATATTCTGAGCCATACAAAGAGTTTCTGGGTCAATTAAGCTACTTTCAGATTCTTTCTTAAGTTCTAATCTAAGCATATCAAAAAATGCTTTAGAGGAGGCATCTTCACCCTGCGTAGACCTTACGGTTATCAAAAGCCCTATGCCAACCAAAATAGCGAGCTTTCCAATCCGACTGGTCATCGGATGATAGATTGGTCCATTCAGATTTTCTAGACTTAACTTCAAGTCCTGCGCTTTCCCAATCAGTTTCGAGTATAATTCTTTCAGCTTTATCTTTGTAAGATCGTATCTCATCTATGTTAAACCTATCCAATTCTATATGGAACAATTCAAAACAACTATCCTCATCTATCCAATCTAAAGAAAAGTCAATACCAAACTTAGGTTTAATATCTAAAAGTTTCTTAAGCAGGGGATTATTAGGAAGGTGATCTATGATTTGCTCTCTAGCCTCTCTCGCATAAGCCCATCTAGTATTGATGAGACTATGATCCAAGACGGGTCCTGTCTTTCTGTCTTCTTCTGGAATAAGCCACCATAAATGGTTTGCAGTATGGTATAGGTGCTTTTCAGATACATCGACATCATTTGCTTCATAATAAAGTTGCTCTAGTTTATTTAACTCATACCCATCCTTATCAAAGTACTTCATACTAGTAGCCATTAGAGTATCATCTATCGGCTTCGTAATATATGCGCGCTCTGGATGGATATTATCAGTTACCTTAAACATCCTTATATTTAGTATATTAGTTGACTTAATTAATAAAATCAACTATAAATATAATTGTTCGGTGAAGCGAGCTAAACGGTATACAGGACGTGGGTGCGATTCCCACCACCTCCACCATAAGGACACTTGTAATGGCAAAGTTTGAATCAGAAGAAAAATATTATCGGTGGTGTGAAGATATCATCTCTAAGATTTATTATTCAAACATTGCTATGAACAATGAAGGTATAAAGGAAGCAGTAAGCGAAATTGCTTCTAAACTACACATACGAGAAGGTGAGTGTCTTTATGATGGGGGTGAATAGGATCGACTGGTATTTAATAGGTAAGTGGAGAACAGGTGCGGAAGCCACCTATGAGACGGACGGG